CGCGAGTGCAACTTTGAGTATTTTTGTTGGGTAGACTTTGGGTACTTCAAAAAGCCCGAGTGGATACCGGAAAATCTCATTGATATCAACAAGCTCGACAAACAGAGAATCAACTATACACTGGTGAGTAAGATTAATGACAGGGATTTTGATCTCTTCTATACTCTACAGCATGCGCCAGAAAAGATTGGTGGATTTTTCTTCTGCGGTTCACGGAACAAACTCGTTGATTACCAAAAATTATACCATGCAATGTTGCGCGACTTCCAAAAGCACAATATGGCAGATGATGATCAACACCTCGCCTTGCGTTGTTACTTCAGGAATCCAGGATTGTTTACACTGCACTACACGGGAGCTTGGCATGTTGCCCAAGTTTACTTCCAAAAATCATCACGAGCAGTACTTCCAGATCCGCACATTGTCGAAGAGCCCGGGGTATCTGTGTTATGTGAAATTATGAATCGACATGGTAGTGATAAGGGTGCTGGCCACCACAACTACACCAAGGTCTATCATGCACTATTCCAACACCTACGTGAGAAGGAAATGAACATGCTGGAGATTGGTATTGGTACTATAAATCCTAACATTCCCAGCAGCATGCGCGGAACTCCCTGGGCATATCAACCAGGATCCAGTTTGCGTGGCTGGAGGGAGTACTTTGGCAATGCACAGATTTATGGCTGTGATGTTGACAGGGATATTTTGATTAATGATGAGCGCATCGAGACTTTCCACATTGACCAAACAGACGACCAATCGGTAATCGAAGCTCTCTACAATGACAAGATGAAACCTGTCATGTTTGATGTGATTATTGACGATGGTCTGCACATGTTCCAGTTCAATATTCGAGTACTGAAGCTGCTCTATCACAAATTGCTTCCAGGGGGAATCTACGTCATTGAGGATATTCTCGATTATAACCCCATGCTCTGTGATGAGCGCTTTTTCGAGGATTGCCGACAGGCTGGAGATGTATTTGAGTACATGACCATTCCAAATCCGAAAAATACCGTTGATAACAACCTTTTTATCTTGATTAAGCATTAATTTCGAAATCTACTACGAATTTCGAAATACTATACCAATTGATTTTCTGGGAATTTCTGCCAGAGAGGCATCTCAAAATAATGCAATTCCATATCGAAAACGAACTCGCTCAGACTCTGCGGAGTAAATTGGTGGTTGGAGGCGCCAACCGAACTGAACAGGTGGACCGGACTTTCAAGACTCGGCCGTGCAACAATATGCAACAACGAGGCATGTGCTCTCGTGGCAACAAGTGCACTTTTGCACATTCTGTGGAGGAGCTGAACTTGCGCAACTGCTTCGACGGACGCTTCTGCCGCAACATGCGCTGTCGATTCTACCATCCTGATCTCGAGAGTAAGCTGGAGTATTTTGCACGGACTCGACAGGAAGTCCCAGTGTTCGCAGAGCCCGTTAAGTTTGATAAGAAGTCACTGAAGTTCACCAAGCCCTGTGAGATGATTATGAAAAAGGGGCGTTGCTATCGTGAGGATTGTACCTTTGCACATACACTCAATGATCTGGTTTTGAAGGAGTGTAACAAGGGTAAGAGCTGTGGTAACTTGCACTGTCAGTACTTCCACCCGAACATGGAGTCAAAGGTCAACTATTACAAGCGCATTGGCAAAGAGGCACCCCTGGAGTGGTGTGAGCGAAACATTGATGTATTCCAAGCAGAGGATCTTGAACCGGAACCGGAGTTTATCAAGCACCTGCGTGCACTTGAGAGCGGCGAAGAAGTTGAGTTAAGTGTTTCACATTCTAGTACGGGTGAGGAAGACAGTGATTGCGAGGATATCAACATTATCACAGAAAAGTCTGGATTTGTACTGGAGTGTACAGCAACAGAGGTACAGCAGCGAGTCGCAGATGTTGTGACACAGGGTTGCACAGACTTTCGGGTTGTGATCAAGGAGGCTGAGCCAAAGATAGAGTCTGAGGATGAGCCTGCTCGCAAGATCATGTGTGATGGGTGCAAGGAGTGGTTTGTGGAGAGTGATGTGACAGGATGTGGTGGTGATGTGGAGAACATTGGAGCCGTGGACCTTTCTCTGTGCGACAACTGCATCACTTGGTAAGTCAAGGTTGCGAACAAGGTAAGTCATTTGACAGCGAAAGCTGTTAAATTGAATCTGTGAGAATTTACACCGTGCGAGTATCAGAAAATGTTGCCGTCAAGTTTGGCTCTTGTGGTATTACGCCATGTACTATTTGGAGTATTTGCGCATCTTCTAGAGATGCATGTATTTTGGCGAGCGCGTCTTGTGTCACGAGATTTTGAGAATGCAGCAAAAAAGGCCCAACAACTTTTCATCACAAGTGATACGCAAAATTTCCTAACCGAATTAGGAAGTGAAATGACAGTCATGCGTTGGGGTAATCGACTCATTCAAATTGTGGAAACAATGGGAACTGGACGCTCTTGGACGTATACATCAACAATCAGTGTTCGTTGGCTTGGTGACAGTGCATTCTGTTCACGGTCAGGTTCGTCTCACAGTTGGACAGATGACTCGAATAGCTTTTTGTACACAACGAAACTTTGTCGTAGAGTTGCATTGGACATATCTCCACACGGACTTTGTCATTGGTGTAAGAAATCCCCATCAATCACTGTCCAACATGGCATGCGGCACTGCGAATTATGCAATGAAAAATGTGTGGTGTGTAAGCGCGCTAGAATCGAAATGTAGATATTTTTGGGTCAAAACCCAAAAATTAAACTCGACCCTCCCAGATAGACGACTGATTCTTTGCCAGGTCACTCGACAAAATCTTACCAATGACCATCGGGGGATTCTTGCCAAGCTTTTTAGCACGTTCCCAACGAGCAAGCCGTGAAATACCAACACATGGACCCCAACGACCGTCAAGGTCGAACTTCTTCAATAGCTTCTGACACTCAAAGCGAGATAACTTCATTGATGGCATTTCTTGATAGTTTATGAAGAAATCAATTAGTTACATAACCAACCTTTCGATCCGACCTGAGACCAGCACCCTGTTACATTCTGCACCTGATCTTTGAGTTCGACATTTTCCTTGTTACGCACCATGTATCGCAAGTAATCCCGCTTACTGACAGATTGTCCGGTTTTGGATTTACCGAATAATTGACACAAAAAGTTATGGCATTGCCAATCCGGCATTGTGCGTCCACGCACTAGCGGAGCTGCCTCTCCTTCGGGTCGTTGCCATGCTTCTTCAGGCGGAGGTGTGCGACGTTTTGGTGGTGATGTGGGAGCTTGTCTCGGGGGAGATTGCGGGGGTGTTCGATGTTGTTTTGACCTTTTACTCCACCCTGGACGTTTGGATGGTCGGCACTGCTTGGTCTTGGTATCGTATACCAGCCCCCGTGTCCGACACTCCTCACGCATCTGCGCAACCGTCTTGCGGCGCGAACGGGATTTCCGACCTGTCTTTCGTTTGCTTGTTTTACGGCTCGAACGACGACCGGGGCGTTTGGATGGTCGGCACTGCTTGGTCTTGGTATCGTATACCAGCCCCCATGTCCGACACTCCTTACGCATCTGCGCAACCGTCTTGCGGCGCGAACGGGATTTCCGACCTGTCTTTCGTTTGCTTGTTTTACGGCTCCCTGGACGCTTGGATGGTCGGCATTGCTTAGTCTTGGTATCATACACCAAACCCTGTGCACGACACTCCTCACGCATCTGTGCAACCGTCTTGCGACGTGAATGAAATCTGTGCTTTTTTGTTTTTCGTTTGACCATTTATTAGTGAAATGGAATCATTGTACGAAAGTTCATATTCTTACCACCCCCTACAATCATAGCACCTGCAATAACAGCAAGGAGTAGTGCGAGAGCTGCCAATGGAATCACAATTGCTTTGTTCATTTAATTGAATTTGGGAAAAAATTGCACAACCGAGAAATGGAGACTCTGTCACTATCAGTTAATATTGCCAATGTATCAGTTTTGGCTCTGTGGGCAATAATTATGCTTTTGGCGGTATTTGTAACAGGTTCTGCATTAGAAGATATTTTCGTGAATTGTCCAGAAATAATTGAGGAAGAATACGAGGTTCCAGAAATCTTTGATCGTTGGGTCTATGAGACGTATTACAAGAGTTATGTCATGACCGAACTGTTTTGGACCGTACACAGCCATCCCTATTGTGGCTATCGGGGAGTTAGTGATTGGAACCGCTATGGTTCGCCAATGTGCAACGACGATGAACTTGTATTCTGTCCGGATTGTGCGGATGAATGTCGAGCATGGAATAAGAATTAATTTTAACTGTACAGTTAAAATTTCAGTCAAACTCAGAAAATACAACATTGCGCAAAAACCGTACAGATACTGCCCCAATACCAATAATGGTATCCTCGGATAGTGTTTCAGAATTTGGACGCACGTTACCTAACACCTGTAGCGCTGTGTAATAATTTCCATGCAGTACTACACAAACACGTCGCGACGCCAGATCAAAGTCGCGATTCAGCCTGATCGATTTTGGAGACCAGTCTTCGTCAAGGTTCGTGTGGTAAAGTGTATAGTGGGCATAACCGAGATAGTTGAGAGTACCTCGCACACCTACTTCTTCGGCCATTTCACGTCGTGCAGAGTCACGCGAGTTTCGATCACCAGATTTCCGACTACCTGTCACACAGAGCTGCATCACACCTGTCGAGTAAATCGGGCCAATAATGAATGTTTTGTCATCAAGCGACTCGATAAACTCTCGTGCATTCTGTGGAAGAATACGTGAAAAGTACCGTTGGTTCCGCTTGTTGTATTGATAGATGAGATTTTTCCCAGAATCAGAATAAATTCGTGTGAGTATCATTTGTCTTATATGAGGTCTTTCTTCACAAAAATTGTCTGTTAAGACTCAATTTTACAACAGAAATCTCTGACTAATTGAATATAGCAAGGATTCGCACATAATTCAAACAATGGGTTGCTGTGAATCAAGACAAACAAAAACTGATGATTCCCCAATTCTCCCTGGAAAAGACCGAGAATGTCGAGAAGCCTGTCTCTCCCTTTTTCTCGTTTGCTGTGCAAAACCTCGAAACCCCCTTGAGCAAAAACAGATCGTTCAAACCGAACAAATCGAACATACTGTGGTAAACTCTGAGGAAACTGTCCAATGGCCACCTGGATGGAAGCCAAGACCAATTTCGAAAGAAAAATGCTTCATCCATGCGTGAAGGACTTTGCCTAGTGTATTCAAGTCAATTTCGAAATTTAAACTAATTGATTTTTGAGGGAATTCCACCTCAAAAACAACAAATTATCATGTCTCGCAAAATTACCATTCCTGCCGAATACGAAGCTGAGGTGCTGAAGATGATCGCTGAAATGCAGATCAAAGACGGTAAACCTGCTCGGAAAATTGCAGTGCAAAAATCCGACAATACAGGTGAGGTGAAAAAGGTACTGGGACACGACGTGAGTCGTCAGGGAAATTTCAGTTTTCGTTTGCGATTTGCAGATGGCACATCAGAATGGGTGAATGACGAAGACACCAACTGTGAGTGGCTTATTTCAGAGTACTTACACAGTAAAGGCATCTTGACCACATATGTCTACTGTCGTGTTTCATCGAAGAACCAAGTCGGTGAAGATCATGTGTCTTTGCCTGCACAAGAGTCAGAGTTAGTTGAGCGGGCACAACAAATCACACCACACAACCGCGTCAAAGTTGTACGAGTGGTTGGCTCTGCGTACAAGCAAGTGCCACAAGAGTTCCTCAAAATCGCAGAGGCAGCAAAAAATGGTGACGTGGTGTTGTGCTATCGTGTGGATCGTCTCTCACGCAACATTGTACGCTTCCTCTCACTGCTCGAGGACATGGACGATGAGGGTGTGCGCATCTTTTCTCACGAAGACAACATATGGTATGCTGAGAATAAGTTGGACATGATTGAGTTGATCTTACAGGCACAAAAGGAGGCTGTAATGATTGGCAAGCGCGTGTCAATGAGTGTGCGGAAGCGCAAAGAACGAGGTGACGAAACTTTGGGACAAGCACCTTTTGGACAGTGCCTGGTGAAAGAGAACGATGGGCGCATTGTTCTGCGAAAGTGTGAGGCAGAGATTGAGTTGATTCGAGAGGTCAAGAGTTTGTGTCATATGACATATGAAGAGGTAGCAGAGTATCTCAACAGTCAGGGCAAGCTGAAGAGGGGGCGTGCATGGTCAGCGCGAATGATTGCAAAGGTAACTAGCATGCGTATGTAATTATGAGGTAAGTATCAGGTAAGTCATTTGACAGCGAAAGCTGTTAAATTAACACTTCTTCATGAGTTCACAAACCCGTGTCGGATTTATCAGAGGCCATGTGTCGTTCCATGTCTTGTCAAAATTTGCAATACACCGATCCACAATTCCGGGGATCATATTACACAACCTATCAAACAACATTCTAAACTTGGCCTTTGTAGCATCTCGTTTCATAAAGTGTTCTGCGAGAATAACCTCAGTTTTACATTTCTCACAATCATCATTGGACGTCCCAAACATATTCCCAACTCTTTCCGATTGCCACCCAAAGCACATGATAATTACTGTGAGAGTAATAAACAGTAATAGCGTAATTTTCATTTCTATTGGAAATTCTCTGTTAAATCAAAAATCTAATTGATTTTTTCAGAATTTGAACTGACAGGGCATCAAAATGAATATGCTTGGATCTTCCCCCGTTACTATTGAGCTTGTGCGCAAGCAACTGGAATTTATCAAGGAAATGGGCGACTCAATTGAGACCTTTCCTTTCACAGGTAATACAGAAGTTGACACAGTGCTGACTGAACGTGCGAAGAATGACGAGTCAATTTTCTTTACTCAATCAGACAGTGCCGATTTTTACGCTGATATCTTTGCATGGATGAAAGATGAAGTCAATGAGGTCAAGACAGTCGAAATTGTTGTCCCCGATAAATATGTTGGTCTTGTAGAGCAAATGATCCAACAAAAAAATAAGCAACCCGATGCAACTGTTGACATCGTTGTACCTGAAAAGTTCATTCGCAAAGTCGAAGATTTCGTCGAGCGTCTTTCACACCAATCTGACACAGTATCATCAACTTCCTCGACTGGTGAGAAACAGCAAGTGTCTGAAGATGCTGAAGTCCTGTATGAGGAAGATATTGAGGAAGATATTGAGGAAAATATTGAGGAAGACAGCCGAGAGAAAATTGAACAACAAACTGAAGATCATATCTGTGTAGAACAACAGCAAGAACAGTTGGAACGGAATGTTGAAGAGACTACTGCGCGAGCAGCAGGTACAGTTCTCGGGTTTGTGCCAAACACCAACGGACTGGCAGAACAACAAGTGAAGATGGCAAAAACTGTGATGAAAAAGACCTGCAAGTCCCAAAAACTCGATCAAATCATCGGACGCATCCAGGGCACCTATTTCCCATTCACTCCTAATGACACTGCAAACAAGCTGCTCAGTTTTATGGCACAGCACCACAGCAAACAACTGCTCAAACTGTACTCATGCCCACGGGACCAACTGCTCAAACACCTCTATAAACCTCAGGAGGGTCGGTTGAAAATTAACGGACTATTTGTACACTTTTTGAATAGTCCTCGGCATCGATTGGTGTCTGGTGAGGTTGATTTGGAGGGTTTGGGGCATTGGGAGCTGGTATTTTACACGCTTACAACCAGGGGGTGGAAAAAGCTACTAGCTCAGAAATAAACGGATGAAGAAAGTGATGAACATCTACATTCATGGCTTAGACAAGAAATCAGAAGTTTTGTGGATTCCTGAGGATTGTTCTGTGGTAAGACTTCATAACTTACGAAGTGATGTTCCAGTCGAAAGTATGTGCTTGAGTTTTTTTGGACGTGTCATGTACAATAATACAGATGTTCGTGACTACGGTATGACTGCCTGCGGTTGTGTGGAGTGGTGTGAAAAATAATTGATTATTCATTGGAAACTCCAATGAATCATAATGAACCCCCTCAATATTGCCGCGACTCATCAGGCCTTTCGCCAGCTAACCTCCGAAAAAGATGCATATATACTCAAAAATCTCCTAAAACCATACCTAGAACCTTTTTACAACTCCTACAATTTTTTGTGGGTCCAGCGTAAAGCCTATCTACAAGGCGATTTTTACACCTTTCAATCTGCAAATCCTGGTTATATTACCCCATCAACATCTCTTCTCTTCATCGATGCAATCCTCCGTGGAAATGTCATTTTTGCCCTTGAAATCGTCGAACGTAAATTCTCCAGATTCGGCTTGTGTGTGCAATGCCTTGCAGCATACCTCGCCACACTTCGAAACCACCCAATGCTCGTGAGGCAAATGCTAAAAAATTGCCAAAATCAACAACAGGGTCTCGTCAACTATATCTTGCTGGCCTCACGCACTCAACCAGCACATGCCAATGCATACAGTGAAATGACCAAATCATGTGCCGAAATATCATTCGACAAAGGATTTGTCATGTACTTCATGGCTGGTATGTATTACGATGATTCTGCTGTGGAATATCTCTATGAACGCGAGGTGTTTGAGATGGCAAAAGTTGACATGATGGTATGTGGGGCACTTGTTGCCAAACGCTACAACATTGCTCGTAAAATCCTGCTATCACAACTGGACGTTTGTAAATTTTGGCATAAACGCGCCTTCTATGTCTATGCACACTTTGCCACCCCACAATTTATCAAGTGGATGTGGCAGCAAATTGCCTCTGAACTTCCGACCAAATACTATTATACTTGGCCAATGAGCTATGTAGTAATTGGTCGTCGAGACTTGGCCGAACTTATTGCTCAGTTCAGACAAACCCCAGAAATTGTAGAATCAAGTGAGAAATACCCTGATATCTACGGAGCCCTATTCTCTGTTGGACAATCAACATACAATCCCGTCAGCTATCACCTCCTTACTATCAACATCGCATACGGTATCATCAATCCCCGTGACCCTTACATAGCAGAATATATCTCTGGTTGGGAACCTTCTGGAAATGAACTGGAAAAACTGCAAATTGCTGGTTTAGACATTGATTTCTGTCTATTTGAAACTCCAATGCATTGTACCGAAGAAAACGTGCACTTCTGTCTCCGACGTAGCCGTACAAAAACTTTAGGTAAAATATTCGCTAAACAATCACGAATCAAACCGGAACTTGTTCTGCACATTCACGAATGGTCTGACGAAGAATACGTTTTACTCCTACAATCATTCGCAGATTCGCGTGAAAAACTCTGTAAAATTCTTCAACAATTTCTCGGATCCTGCCAAGACACAAAGAAACTACAACAGGTACTAGACATCTCTGCTAAGATAATCGAGCACTTGCCAAATTGATATTTTTAACGAAAAATATCAGGAAAAACATCCTATCAATGTCGCCGAAACCTCAACGATCACATATCTGCTTTTCGACCTTTACTGGTCAAGAATGCCCCCACGGCTGGCGCTGCTGGTTCGCCCACTCACATCACGACCTTGAACCCGAAGTGTGTACAGCGGAGCATTGCAGTACAGAAAATTGTATTTGCTTCCACCCCCAACACGAAACTATCGAAAGTTACTTTGACCGTCTCCTCGCCCATGATAAAGAACGCTGGGAAAACCGTGGACGTGCCAAAAAAGATGAAGCAACCCTCCTTCTCGATTTTCACGCACAACAACGCAGAATCAAAGGTAAGTCTGCAGGAATTATTCTCATTGACGCTGAAAACCGTGTGTTAATGATTAAAGGTACCCGCTGTGGTAAGTGGTCCTTCCCAAAAGGAGGGCAGGAAGAGGGTGAGACACTCTTTGAATGCGCCTGTCGAGAACTATACGAAGAAAGTGGAGTAGAACTTGACAGTATTACCGATAGATTCCTTTGCTCTTACACACGCACCCTCGAGTTTCGCTCGGGAGATGTCACAGATTACACCTATTTCATTTTCCTCACCACCCGCCAAAATATTAAAACACGCATCCTGGACTTCAATGAAGTTTCCAGAATTGACTGGGTAAACATCGATAAAATCTCCGAGCTTGAAAGACCCAACTGGTCAGTAGATATTTTTTCCCAATCAGTTGACACTGTTAAGTTTTTACTCTGGATGGCCACTCTATCAAGTCTTACAGATGAAGTGAATTAGCCGTCTAAAGTTATGATATTACATAGAAATGGGAAACGGAGCAAGTGATGCTGGAGGTAACTGGGATGGAGCAAATCCCGAATCTTATCCCTCAAGTGAATGTCATGAGGGGCATGGCGGAAGCCATTGTTCGACAGCTGATATTATGGCTGGAACAAATGCAATGAATAATATCGATGATGCAACCGATGGTGGTGCAGGGGCTTGTATCACAAGTGGTGGTGATGCACCCTATCACGCAGCAGCTGAAAATATTGTTGGGGATTGCCCCGACCCATCAGCACACGGTGCAAATAACGACTCATAAATCTTAGGTTACCTAAGATTTCCAAACAATTACCTTTTCAACGACTTTCGCCGAGTTTTTGCACGTTTTTTCCCACAACCTTTCTTGCGATAACGATTTCTGCGCGAATGTCGAATCGCTGTTTCCACTATTTCATCACGTACCGCCCCAAGCACACTCTCACGCATCGCCAAACTACCACGTAGTAAATCTGCAACTTGCTGCATAGTTGGACGTTTTTGCCACAGTACTTGTAACATACCAGACAGCACATAGTCGAGTAAATCCGAGCCTGTATCGACCGTATGCACAACCTCCATCTGATTTTCTGCCAGCCCACCCGCAGTCGAAACAACCCTATACGGTGCAGGCATTCGCCCATACCAAATATAATAGAATGAAATACCCAACCCCCACACATCCATAGCCTTGAGAATATCTGGGTTACGGAACGATGTGAACCTATCTAGGATTGCTTGTGAACGGAAATCCATATAATATGGACTACCCAAGGGTAATGTACACACCTCCGTATCATAATCACTCAAATCACATGCGAACCCAAAGTCAATCACATATACCCGATTCTGACCACCAACCATATTATAAATCATGTTATCTGGTTTGATATCGCGATGTGCATACCCACGTGCATGTACATCCGCCAAGACCTGAGCAGCACTTGCAAGTACATCATACTTTTCTGTTAATGTCAAACCAGCACGTTTCAAGTACTCTCCCACCGTAGGTCCCTCAATATATTCCATCAAAAGGTAGAGATGAGTGCTATCGGCGTACTGATTGTAAAAATATACCACTCCAGGAGTGCCACGCAGTGTTACAAGAGCCTCAATCTCCGCACGAGTAAACGTTTGTGCTCTTTCAGACATTCCCTCGAGCTTAATAACTTTAACAACATACGGATCCCCGTTGATATCCTCAACAAGTTTGACGCTTCCCCACGCTCCAGAACCAATATGTCGGACTTCTGTCACAACAAAATCGTCAAATGCGTAAATTCTTTTTCCGGGTGTCGAACTTGGTGCCGATGGTAGTTGGGCAGCTCTCCCAGATGACCATTTCCCACTTTCCATTTATAATGAGAGAAAAACAACAAATGTGCGTTGTCTGCAATTTGCTATCAACAGGTCAAGAATGTCCCAGTTGTCATACCAGAACCGACTCGCAACGTTCCATTCACCTACAAAAAATTTCCCACACAATCGCGAATATCGCACCAAAACCCAAACTACACAAACTAAAACACATCAAATACCATTCAAATGACCAAGATTGCCCATTGACCATACTCACAACTCTTTCACTCTTCGGAAGCGCCCTGTACATGTACATAAAATTCTTTCGCAAATAAGGCCAACCTTAAAAAATCTTCCCACATGCCAAACATGTGGGAAACATTAAACTTCCGTGTAATTACCATACCCTCATCAGATATTGCACGTATCACTGCCGAGTTTACCCGCGCAGGTATCACAAACTACCAAATACGTGAATTCCAACCCGCCGCTAAAACCACCAACGACGGTACAAATACCTCCTTCCTTGGCATTATGGCCCATAACAACTATGATAGTACCGCAGAAAATCTCAAAGAAAATCACATGAAACTGATCGAGGAAGCCTATGTCAACGGTCTTCCCTGGGTCGCTATAGCCGAAGATGACGTAGAATTCGCAACTATCAGCCCTGAAAAGGAGAAACGTATTTCTGAGTGGATGACCGAAGGTGAGTGGGACATGCTCTATTTTGGACATTGCCCATGGCCCTGGATTTTTTCTCTACCAAGTAGTCGAGATATTGTGCGTACCTTCTCCCCACTCACCACACATTGCTATGTCATTTCACGATCAGGCATGGAAATTGCCTTGCAGCATCGTGGGGAACGCAAACATATCGACAAGCTTTTTGCCACAATGCCTGGGAAAAAATACGCTTGTTACCCTGATATTGCCACTCAACCTGCACCAGCATTATACAAAAAAGCACACGTCCCTCTCAAATTTTCTACCTGTTGTTTTGTACTCCAAACACTAGCCTATATCATGCCCTTGCTACTCTGCGTGGTGTGTACACTGATCGTGCTGTGGGGTGTGCGGAAAATGCGCAAATCAGCTGAAGTCTAAGTGCTGATCTGAATATTGCGGTACGACAAGCCTAAACTCCCCATATCCAGGTATTTGGCAAAACATATCGGGAATTGCGTGATGACCACACACCACACCATAGCAAAATCCCCCAACAAAAGCGAGTAACGCGGCTGTTGGTATGTAGACTAGGAAAATATCTCCAAGATTTCTAGACATTTGCCTAGAAATTTAATTGTTAAAGTTGCGAGTACATCTCAACATCCTTCATCCTCCCCGGCTCACTGCTAAAACAACAGCAAAAACACCCAAGAACTGTAGCATAAAATCCGACACAAATACCGATGGCTGTTAGTAGCATATTACAATGTTGTCACTTTCTTCAACACCCAAAAGTCAGACGCGAGTTGTGGATTCGTGACATACTCGATGGGTAAACTACCATACCCTACACAGTATTTGGATTCTGGAGCCCAATCCCCCCACGAATTTCTGAAAATTACTCGCTGTCGATCCTCATCAATACCCACCATCACAATAGCATGACCACCCAAGAGGGCCTCACCGGGTTGTGGCATAGGCACATCGCCAGTCTTCTTTACTTCATCACTCTCAATCGACTCATACACACGGAATCCAAACACGATCGGGAAACCTGCTTGCAATGCCTCGCGAAAACCTTGTAGTGTTTGATCAACTCTGTAATATTCCAGAACAGTATCCCGCTTAGCCTCATCATAACAACTCTCTGGAGGCTTCTCAGTAAACTTGCTAATGTCGTATGGCCAATCTTTCTCGTCACAATAACCCTGTGTATTCAGGCTCTTCACACCATCACGAATGGCTGCCCCAGCATCCTCATTGACCGTACCCTCCATAGCCCTCTCGTTGTAGTACACAAAAAGTCGACTAGGAGTGGATTGGTCTTCACAGCCCTGTAGGAGCTCGTCAAACTGTAATGCACCAGCTAGGGCATTTGCTGTACAACTGCCCAAGTCACCTTGGTCGTAGACTGGAATCTTGCGTATCTCATCAAACACGCTAATACCTGCGTCGTTGATACGGGGAAAACCGGAAAACAACCTGTCACGTGAGTCGTAGACATCGGGCTTCCAGTTGTACTTGTTGTAATTTGGAGTAGTACTCGAAACGTAGCTTCCCATTTAGTGATAGGGAAGATTTTTAATACGCAGCTATAAATCGAAGTGGTACCCCAGAATATTACACGGCGTACCTTTGATAATTCCGAAAATAACCTGCAAAACCCGATAGCAGGTAAATCGCACATCAACCTTGTGACATTGATCCGTGGGTGAGAACAATCTGTAAGAACAATTACCCAGCAAGGCAATCGGAGAGTTAATTTGGAAGGTTACACCAGGGTAATCGCTTGTGGTTCGAGTATGATACAACACTCTCAGAGAGTGAAAAATTTATCTGCGATACAAAACTTTCAGAAATACAAATTTCACTTTTCCTAGTAACGTCTTCCATGCTCAATAGATTAAAGTGCAATTATTTTCTCAATAAATGAGTGCAGGAGGACTAAGTTATTCAGGACTACGAACCTACGGGAAAGTTGGCCTTCCAAGTGTAGAAGGTGGCTTTGGAACTCTCAATATTCTCAAAGACCCACCCAAATCACTCTGGACACGCCGTATCGATAAAGTAGGTCAAACCTCTGATATCACCGAAACAATAGATGCCTCTGGTAACCGTGCATGCGAAATGATTACCGCATTCCCCAGAGGTGTCAATCCAATGGTTGCAGTTGACTATAGCAACTATGGTAGAAATGGTGGCCAACAGCCATGCAACCCCAACTCTATCCATCAATCCCAAGCCTATCTTCCATATCGTGTGGCACGTGATGGAGCGTTCTACCCACCAATCATCGATCCACGCCAATTAATGCCCCTTTCTCGTCAGCCACGTGCATTCACCAGTACAGTTACTAATCCATGTGTTGTGGATTTTTGCAAGGGACGCGTACAATGTCCCTCTGCAACTAAACTGCGCCAAATCACCCAACCCGTACACTTTTGTGTCACTCCCAATAAGGTGATGGTGCGTGAAACACCCGCACAAGAAACCTATGAGGTGAAGAATGTAATCCAAAATCCCGTGCAAGTTTCTGCCAACTCTGGGGTACGTACCTTGGACATTACCCAAGCCACTCCTGGACAAGTAGCTGGACGTATTCGCGAAGACTACACACAAATTCCCGCCCATACCAATTTGGGATCGGGAGGGACTGTGTCATATTTTCAGAATAGTGACATGAACACTGAGCGTTATTTACAAGAGCCCAATACAGCATCCGCAAATGCCGGAATCTACATGCAAAGGGAATCCGCACAAAGCAATGTATCCCCTAAGCTGCAAAATCCAGTACATGCTACTGCATTCGCCAATCCTACCAGTGACATGCAAGTGACCCCACTAGAAAACATGATGGATGTACAGATTCGCACTAAGGACCCGTTGCATACCTCACACTCTGCTGGAGCGCGCGGAACAGAGCGGATGAACTACATACACGAAGATCTGGAACTACAGAGGAACATGCCAGTTGGTGAGATTCGTACCAATCACGCTATGAACATTCACCATGAGCCAACTACCCGCTATCAACAGGAATTGGAACGTAAAATGCCCGTTCATGGCGTGCATGCCAGTCGCGGATTCGCACACCAAACTGAAGATAATCGTGATATTCGTTTACGAAATCGCCTTGATGTTGGAGGATTCCATGCACAGGGTGCGGTGCCCCAAGCGGATTACTATGGTGGATATGCCCCAAATATTGAATCGACACGCAATCAGGTTGGTCGACGCGCTGCTAGTATGCACTTGGAACGGTACGCAAACCCACAATAGGTGGGTTTGCGCGGACTATTTTCCGTTAAAAAAATATGCACACAATAAATGAAGAAGACCCAATGTGCCAACGGGTGTTGCACACTGGAGGTCAAACCCTACACTCCGTCACCTGAGGAAAAACATACCTCCTCGGTGAAGCGGAAAAAATCTGGGATCTTCGTATACAACCCAACAAGGAATAGCATCTTAATTGTACAATCACGTGGAAATTTATGGGGAAACCCGAAAGGAACACTCCAACCTGGAGAAACTGATATCGGATGTGCTTTGAGGGAGGTATGCGAGGAAACGGGAATTAATATTGCGGTTAATCGCCTCCAACGTGCCACACGCATCAAAAACGATGCAATCTACTTTTACACCGAAGTTGATCAAGACCTCGCCGTCTCTGTCCAACACACCAATAGCGATGCAGACAATGACGCCAACGGTGTTGGCTGGATCAACATTGACTGCCTACGAAAAATGGTCGAAGATAGCCAACTAAACATCACCAGTCACCTGAAGACTACCCTAGAAAGATTTAACGG